TACGGGAGTGGCCGCCATGGCGCGCAATGCGTCAGGCGGGCGCTTGAATTTGGACAGGTCAACTGCGCAGGCAGTCATTTCGATAGCGTCGCTAATGCGGTCGGCGAAGCCCAGCGCAACCGCTTCCCGTGCGGTCATCCAGGTCTCGTCGTCCATCAGCTCAATCAGTTCCTCCGGGTCGCGTCCGGTTTTGGCCTGATAGGCGGCGATGATGGTGCCGTCTACCCTGTCCAGGTCGTCCGCCGTTTTGCGCATATCGCTGGCATTGCCCCAGGTGCTACCACTGGCGCGATGGATCATTATCAGCGCGTTATTCGGCATCACCACTTCGTCACCGGCCATGGCAATCACGCTGGCGATACTGGCCGCAATACCATCGATGTGTACAGTCTTGCTGGCTTTGTGGCGCTTGAGCTGGCTATAAATCGCCTGCCCGTCCATGACGCTGCCGCCGGGCGAATTGATGTAAATATCCAGTGCTTTATTCTTGCCGATGGCCTTCAGGTCTTTGGCAAACCGCTTGGCGGTAATGGGGTCTTCGGTGAGCCAGTCGCCACCAATAACACCATCGATGCGCAGCTCGGCGCGCTCTTCATTGATCGGATTGAATGTGTAGCTCATGGCGCGGATTCCGGCACGGTTTCGGTTTGGGTTTGGGTTTCTTCATCATCATCTTCCGGGTCTTCTTCCTGCCAGACGGGCGCGGCATCGGTAGGCGCAGGCTCAGGCAATAAATCGCGCTCTTCCAGCATGCGCTGCCATTGCTGCCACTGATTCAGGGTGTCTACCGGATTGCCGCCGCGCTGGCGAATAATCTGCTGCGGAGTCATCAGGCGATAATCCAGCGCGACGCGATAACCAGCCCACTCCTTGGCTGGGTCAATGAACAGTTGCGCGGGAGTCTGGAAAACCGCGTCATCCAGTGAAAGCGGGTCCAGGTCGGCGGGCGCCTTGACAACCCCGGACAATAGCGCCATGGCCACAAAGCGTTGCCAGACCGGGCGCACCAGTTGATTGATGAATAGTTGCGATAGCGCCTGATAGTGCCCAGCGCCCTCTACCAGTTCCTGGCGTTGCGCGGAATACGAACCGTTGTAGTCACGGGCCAGGCTGGAGTAGCTGGTGCCCAGCCCGGCGGCAACAGCGCGCAACTGGCCGTTGCGGAACGGCTCCAGGATGGCGCTGGGCCGCTTGGATTCGACAATGTCCAGCGACTCGCCAGGACGCAGATTGTCCAGAATCATTCCAGGCTTGATTTGCAGGTTCCGATTCGGATCAGCCGGGTCGGCAGGATACCCGTCGGGATTGTCGGTCTTGAGCACGCCGGTGATGCTGGCGGCAATCCGTGCCGCTACCCGCTCGCTGTTCTCGTATTCATAGATGTCATTGAGGCGCTGGCAAACGCTGGCAAAAATCGAAACGCCGCGAATCTGTCCGATTCGGTCGGTGATTTTCAGATGCAGCATCCGCTCGGATTCCACCCGTTTCATTGCGGCATCGCGGACATAACCCAGTGCGCCGGGGTGGGTTTTATACAGGTGATAGGCGCGTGGCCGCCCCCAGGTATTGCGTTCGATGCCCTGAATAATGCCGCGTGTCGGGTCATGGAAATCCAGCGGCAGAACATCGGCCTCCAATAATTCCAGTGACAGCGGCACCCGCGTGCCGTGATCCAGGGTCGGCGTTACCCCTTCGACCAATTGCACCAGGCATTCGCCGTCACGCAGCCATGAGCGACACAGCAGGCGCTGAGCGGCAATCCAGTCCAGCTCCCAGGTGACCTCTGGCCATTGCGTCCAGTCGCGCCACGCGGCCAGTAGTTGCGCCTGAAAATCAGCGTCAATTTCCCCGGATAGGGTCTTCGGTACCGGCTCTATGCCGATTCCGGTAGGGCCAACAACAAACTGAGTCAGGCGGTCGAGCGCGCCTTTTGCAATGTCGTGATTCTGTTCCAGGTGCCGGGCGTATTGGCGCAGCTTTGGGCCGGCATAATCCACTGCGCTATTGGCGTCGCGGTTATCGCTGGCGCTGCGGTGCGGCTTGATTTCGTAGACATTCAGCAGGCGCCGCGCCTTCATGCGCGCCAGCGCCAGGTCAGGAGACAGGTAGGCAATAGCGCGGTCCAGCAGATTGGGCTTAATCATCGAAGCAGGCCGTTCGATGGCGGAATGCACCCGAATTGGCAGGCGCGGCAGAAACGGACTGATCGGTACGCGCCATGCGGATGGCGGCCAACAAGTCAGGCAGGTTCTGGTACTGAATAACCTTGTCGCCCAATTGCACGCGCAACTGCCCAGAGGCAGCGGCGGCTTCTAGAGCGGAAAGCTGTGCGGCAGTAAAGGCCATGGGAGCAATCTGAGAAGTTGCAGTGCGACAGGTTTAACAGATTCGCGCACGCATTTTTAGGGGAAATTGCACTCACAGACTCCATTCGTCGCGTATCCTCCGCGCAGTGCTGGGATGGCATCCGGCCTTTTGTGCGGCGACTTTTATTGGCTGCCCGGATTCAATCGCTGCGCGGATTTTCTCGTTACGGTTGGCGCGGTCAATCTGCTGGACATAGATTTCACAGCCACCATATCGCTGGCGCATCTCGCCAACCATCCGCACAACGATGTGTCGCTCCACTCCCATGCTTTCCAGCAGGGCGGCACATTCGCCCAGAAAATCACAGCCCCCATTCATTCGAGCGGCCGGCTCGCGAACGGGTATCGGCGCGCGGCGCCGCCCTCGGTGCGGTCATGGCTCCGGTTTGCGCGGCCAACTGATGCCAGTCTACCGGTCGAGAATGCAGTGCGGCCAATCCGTACACATAGCAGTCCAGCGCCTCGTTACGCTTTCCGGACGGCAGGAACCATTCGCGAATGGGTCGCCCCTTGGAATATTTGGTGCGCACCTGCTCCGCCGTTAATTGCTCAAAGAACCTCTCGGTAAACTCCAGCGGGAAATGGCAATAACCCGGCCCTTCCTCTTTTGTCCTGAGCCGTGAATACCATGCGTCCTTGGCTGTATCGCTGCCAACATGCCAAACCTGGGCGCGGTATTTTTGCGATTTTCCGGCGCGGTGATTCCAGACGGGACGCGCTCCGGGCATGCCCTTGATGGCGTACACATGCCGCCCCTTGCGCGCCTCACAGAATGCGTAGACCTGTGCGGTATGGTGACCACCAGAGTCAATGCAGGCGGCACTGATTCTGAGTATGCGATTACCTTCACTACGGTATTCGCGCTTGAGGACGGCATCCAGTTGTTCCCAGACCTCCATGCGCGCCGGGTCCCCGCGTAAAACCAGGTGCTCAATACCCCAGGATTCCGGCGGTGAATCGCGCCCGTCCTGCCTCCAGCCGATAATGGTCAGCTCCAGGCGGTCATCCTGACAGTCCACGCCGGCAGTCAGGTAGAGGATTCTGGCGGGCAGTTGCGCTGCGGTGTAATTCTCGCGCCGGGAAAGCAATGCGGCGGGGTCGGATTTTTCGGTAGACTCTGTGTAAGCCTGCCCCAGCGTGGTATTGATGAATGTTCGCAACTGCAACGGATCGCCTTTGCACCGCATCCAATCCGAAACAATACCTGCCCATGTTTGTTGCGGGCTATATGCCGTCCAGACCTTAAAGGTTATCGCCTTGGGCGGAGAAATGATGGCGTTGTCGGCGCCTCTAAATCGACAGTCCTCGTCAATCCAAACGCCCTGATCGTCCTGCCACCGAGCCCCGTGCTTGTAATCCCATACGGTCAAATAGTCCATCTGGGTAAAGGTTGCGTGGCATTGACCGCATAAATAAACGGCGGTTTCCGGGTCATCATTGAACCACTTAAATCCAAAATCAGCGTGCTTGCCGCCCCACTCCAGTGCCTGCAGAGTGTTGCAATGCGGGCAGGGCACATGATAGCTGAACGTCCGGTCGGCATGACTGGCACGAGCAGCAATCAATGACGTGGTGGCAATGCGCGGAGTAGACCCGCAAATCAGTTTAGGGAACGACGCGCCTTCAAGCCGTTTTGCTGCCAGAGCGTCAGGCTTGCCCTCTGATTCAATGTCCTGATCAAACCCGTCCAACTCATCCAGATAGGCGGTATCCAGTGACAGACGGCGATAGCTTTTTGCAGACTTGCCGCCACGAATATGCAGAATCGAGGTTAAAAAGGTCTTTTGCTGGAACGTGTTGTATTTGCTGCGACTATTCCACCAGGGGAAAATATCCTGCATGGCCTTGCAGTCGCGAATAAAAGTATCCAGCTCGGTCTTACACCATGAGATGGAGTCTTCATCTACGGGCTGCCAAATCGCCTGGTTGCGCTTTTTGTGGTGCGCCATATAGCCCATGCAGGCCAATATCATTTTAGAGTAACCGACTCGGGCGCTTTTAATTAAAGTCACTTCGCGGATATCGTCATTGCCCATGCAGTCCATTATCCCAACCTGATAGGGATAGGCTTCCCATGGCCCTTGGACATAACTGGATTCCGCAGATAGATAAAAGTGCTTTGCAGCCCACTCGCTTAATTTGAGCGGTAATGGCTGCTCCAGTCCTTTAAGCGCCCGCGCAATCCTGTTCGCTATTTGCGTTTTTGTGATCGCCGCTAAATTCAATCCGGGAAGTGGCGGCTGCATTGCGGGCCTTGGCGATCTCTTTGCGGATGAGTTCAAGATCAGCGGTATTGAGTTGGGGAAGGCGGCGCTTGAGCTTGGCGGGGAGGGTTTCCAGTGTTGCGCTGATCTGGACGCACACGCTGGATAGCGCCCACTCCAGCACATCAATTGGAGCCAGTTCGCCCAGAAGCTGCTGTTCCTTGAGCCGCTTGAGCGCAGTATCGGCCTGTAGGTTTAATGCGCGCTCCCGGTCCAAATCCAGCGCATCCACTTGCTGAGTCCATTGGCGCTTTAGCCAGCGACCAAAATCAGCTGGATCATATTGCGCCTTATTCCCTCTGCCCTTTGCTCCTGATAACATAGGGAGCGGATCACTATCGTCGCGCTGTCTTCGTGAAACAGTTACCGCTGATACACCCATGATTGCAGCAACCTGGTCCTGGTCGAGCGGCTGCGCTTCAGTCATAAAAAAATCAATCCCTTATGAAATTTCGATAACGCTGAGATGTCGCCCCTCGAATTACC